TGATTCGCTCGACAAGCACTATACGACCGTTTACCCTGAAGCTGGCCGATTTGACCTGATGGTGAAGGGCGAAGTGCAGCACATCACGGAATTTGACACGCTGGCTACCAACACCCTGAAGGGCGAGATTCGGGCGTTTCATAACCTGCTTGCGCTGCAGGTGCTGCTGCTGACCGACAGCTGGGTGACCGGCGATATTGCTGAACTGCCGGCAACGCTGCAGCAGCTCTCGCTGAAGAACACGCTGGTGCATGGCGACCTTGATCTGCTCGGGAAGCTCACTGCCCTGAAAAATATTGACCTCTCGGGATCGCTGGCCGATAGCTACACGAGCGGCGTATTGCCGGACTGGGCGAACGGCATTGAACTGACGCTGCGTGACCTGCACCTCTCTGCCGGGGATATTGATGCCCTGCTGAACGATCTGGCTGCAATAACGACACGAAACGGCAAGCTGGACATTGGCGGGCTGAATGCCAGGCGAACCTCCAGCAGCAACATGGCCTGTGCGGAACTCGAAGCTCGAGGGTGGATGATCATCTGCGTGATTGGGTATGCGACGTTTGGGTCGCTGGATATCAGGTTTGGCGATGAGAATGCGCGGTTTGAGGAAGAAGCGGCATAGAAGAAGTTGGCAATTGGCAGTGGGCAGTTGGCAGGGGAAGAGAAGAGAGTTGGCAGTTGGCAATTGGCAGTGGGCAGGGAAAAGGGCGGTTGCCGACTGCTGACTGCTGACTGCTGACTGCCTAATGAAGAATGGACGTTAACATCATTAATAAAACCCGCAATGGCGTATCTGATTCCTGCTGCTGATGATTATCTCGGGCCTGGGGGGCATGTGAAGATGCATACTGCTGTTATGGTTGATAATGCGGCTCCTGAGGGGGCGCTGAGGATTCGGGAGGATGGGTTTGTGCTGGTGACTGGGCTGGTGATTGATAACAGTGTGGTAGATGGGAAGATTGTGGATGGGGGGACTTTTTAAATCAGTTGGCAGTTGGCAGTGGGCAGTTGGCAGTTGGCAGTTGGAAGGGAAGAGAAGAGTTGATGATTAATATTTAAACGAGTGAAGGTATGGCACAGATTCTGAAACTGAAACGGGGGAACTTTGCTTCCCTGCCTACTGCCGGGATGAATGCCGGTGAACCGATGGTGACGCTTGACCGCGGCACGCTGCACATTGCTACTGGCGCTGCGACAAAGATTCCGGTGGTTCCGGCTATTGATGCTTTGGTGACGCTGGCGGCGATTGACGGGGCGAATGATCTGGTCATTATGCACGATTACAGTGAGACGACAGGCCAGAAGGAGAAGAAGGTCACTTTTGATGCCTTCAAGACCGCACTCAACATTCCGGCTGGTTCTACCGATGAGAAGGTTGCCGTTATTTCAGGCGGCACTGCGGGCTATATATGGGGAACTGATGGCGCTGATGGCATTGTGCGGATGGGCACAAGCATGAGCTGGGCGAAGGGAGCTGGCAACGCATTTGTGACGCTGGACGTGGGGCTGGTTGATGGCGGGACTTTCTAAAATAGTGCTGAGTGCTGAGATTTGAACTTTAAATGGGTGAAGAATGGCTAAGGTGCTTTTGAAACGGACTACTGTGGCTGCGCGGGTGCCGACTACTGCGCAGTGCGATGCTGGGGAGCTGCTGGTGAATCTGGCTGACAAGCTGCTCTATACGAAGGATGGGAGCGGCAATATTATCACGCTGCCGGGCGCGATCGGCTGGAGTGCGATAACAGGGAAACCGACGACGCTCAGCGGCTATGGCATTACCGATGCTGCGGCTCAGAAGGCTACTGCGAGCGTCTATGGGGGAATGAAGGCTTCGCTTGTGGGATCGACCTTAACGCTCACAACGACCTGACCGATGCCGTTCACCTTCAATGGAACAAGCGTGACGGCGGTGACCTTTAACGGTACGGTGCTTTCGGCAATTGTCTGCAATGGAATGCCTGTATGGATAGCTCCTCCGGTTGTCGGTGCGGCGTATGGCGGAGGAATTTGCGCCTACCTGAAGGTTTCGGGCGACTCTGGCTACAGCGCTTCGGTACCGCATGGGCTGATTGTCGCTTCAGCTGATCAGGCTGCTGTTGCAAGCTGGAGCAATATTCTGAGTGTAGCGGTGACCGGCACGAGCGCGACCCTTGGAACAGGGGCGGCGAACACGACAAAGATCATTGCGCAGGCCGGGCACACTGCAAGCGCTGCGAAGAATTGCCGCGACTATGCGGGCGGCAGCTTCAGCGACTGGTATCTGCCGAGTGAAACGGAGATGGAGAAACTGTGCATTAACTGCACCGCTATCGGGGTGCTTAACCCGAATGGCATGTACTGGACTTCAACGGAAGTGAATGCTGGCAATGTCTCAATTTTCTCGTTCTATGACGGCTATGCTTTTATGGATGTGAAAGACAGCGACTATCCGGCGGTTCGGGCGGTGCGAAGTTTTTAGTTGGCAGTTGGCAATTGGCAGTTGGCAATGAATAAGAAGAGAGGAGGTTGTGATGAAAAATGAGGATATGCTGGGGCTGATGGTTAGCGGGCTTTTGGGGGCTTTGACCAATATTTTTCATGGGCTGTTTCAGAACAGGATCAAGAGCTGGAGCGATCTGCTGATTCGCTTTACTGTGGCGCTGCTGGCTATCTGCCCTGCTTATCTGCTCTGCAAGTACATGGATTTCCCTCGTGACCTCTCTTTTATTGTGGGCTATATCTCCGGCGCGCTTGGTGACCGTGTGATCAGTGAGATTTACCGGAGAGAGAAAAGAATATTCAATTTTTTCGCGGGTGCAACTGGAGATGAAACATTGAACGACGACCACTAAATAATGATGAACAATAAACCAAAGGAGAGCGGAATGGAATGGATTCAGGAGAATTGGGTGAACATCACTGCTGTGATTGGCGGCGTGGTGACTGTGGCTTCGCTGATTGTGAAAATGACTCCTTCGGAGAGCGATGATGCTGTGCTTTCCAGAGTGATTGGCGTCTTGAAGGCGCTGTCGCTGGCCAAGTGAACAGCCTATGAACACTTTTATAGCAAAGCTGACTGAGATGATTGCCCTCGGCATAGTGAGGGCGCTCTCGAGACCGGGGATACTCTCCGGCCTCTCTCAAGCGTGGCGTGCGGCGATGGAACCGCAGCAGATTGTGGCCGGTAAACCAGACAAGGATGATGATGCGTTTATTACCGAAGGGAAAGCGGATGGCTGGCAGGGTGCTGCTTTTGCTTCTCGGCAGCCTTAGCGGGTGCGGGAGCAGGGTTGTCTATCTGGGAAGCAGCACAACCAAGATGGTGCAGCTGCGTGAAAGCTTGCATGGCGTGAAAGTGTGGGTGAAGGATTCGACAGGTACCGCAATTCCCGGAGTGGCTGACCTTATGGAAGGCGGCTACTACCGCAGCGACCTGCTGCCTGGGGGAGCGAAATGACCATGTTCTGCATTAATAAAACGAAGATGCTGCCGCACCAGCGTGCATTCTGGGAGCTGCCGAACTTTGTGAAGCTGCTTGTTGGCGGTTATGGGTGCGGCAAAACCCGCATCGGGGCAATGCGCTCGATCTGGTGCGCCCACTTGAACGCTCCTATTCCCCACCTCTACGTTTCGCCGACCTACAAACAGGCCCGGAAAACAGTCATTATCTCCATTACCGAGCTGCTTGAGCGGGCTGATATTGAGTATGAGTACAACAAGACCAACCATGAGTTCTTTATGCCTGGCTGGGGGGCGCGCATCTGGATTGCAAGCGGCGACGAACCGGAATCGCTGAAAGGGCCGAACCTTGCTACTGCGGGGATTGACGAGCCGTTCATCATGAACGCTGAAATTCTCAATGTGGTGCTCTCGCGACTGCGGCACCCTGAAGCGGTGCACCGGGAGCTTTTTCTGACCGGCACGCCGGAACAGCTCAACTGGGGTTATGAACTGGCTCAGAATCTGGATGACCGGTACGACCTGGGAACCGTTGTGGGTAAAACTTCTGACAACACCTATCTGCCTCAGCAGTTTGTGAAGATGCTGGAGAAAGCGTTCGATGAAAATCAGCGGGCTGCCTACATGAACGGCCAGTTTGTGAACCTCACCGCTGGCCGGGTGTACAAGTATTTTGAGCGGAGCATGGTTGAAGAGGGTCCCATGAGCGCCATGCTGCGGGCTGGCATTGATTTCAACGTCGATAACATGACAGCGGAAATATTTGCCGTGTCGCCTGATGGCATTGTGTGGTTTCTCGATGAGATTCACCTGGACAACTCGACAACCTACGAGCTGGCTGAGCGGCTGCAAGAGCGATATCCGGGCATTACCGTGTTTCCTGACCCTGCGGGGCGAGCACGCAAAAGCTCTTCGGATGCGACTGACTTTACGATACTGCGCGATAAAGGCTTTACCGTTGAGGCGCGACCTCAGCACCCGCCGGTGCGATCTCGAGTGAACGCTGTCAACAAGCTGCTGCGTGAAGGCAAGTTGCGCGTCAGCAAGAAGTGCCCGCGCCTTTTGAAAGACTTTGAGCTGGTGAGCTGGAAAGGCGGCGAGATTGACAAGACGAATGATGCGCTCACGCACGCAAGCGATGCGGCTGGCTATGCGATCGAGAAGCTCTTCCCGGTCAGGATGCCGGACAGGAACTTCAGGCAGCCGGAGCATTGGAGGGTTTGAAAAGAAAAGAGTTGGCAGTGGGCAATTGGCAGTTGGCAAGGAAGAAAAAAAGTGCTGAGTGCCGGGTGCTGAGTGTTTAAAAAAAACAAGAGGAGTGAGGAATGTCGAATTCGGTGTATACGGCTAATTCGGATGACTGGAAGATGTTTGAGGCGGCTTATAAGGGGGGGCGGGCATGGAAGGAGATGAACTATCTCTATCAATATATTAATGAGACTTCTGCGCAGTTGCAGGAGCGGGTGAAGCAGACGCCGCTGGAGAACCACTGCGAGGGGGTGGTGTCGACATACAGCGGCTTCATCTGGCGCGACCCACCGAAGCGCAATCTGGGGACGCTGAACAACAATGTGCCGCTGAACGCTTTGCTGAAGGATGCTGACCGTGAGGGGACGCCGTACAATGAGTTTATGAAACAGGTGATGATATGGGGCTCAGTTTATGGTGTGGTGTGGGTTATTATCGACAAGCCAAGCTCTACAGCTTTCACGAAGGCTGATGAGATCAATGGCGGCATTCGGCCTTACCTGCGCTTTTACACGCCGCTTGATGTGACCGATTTTGAGTTTACACCGAAACCGACCGGCGAATATGAGCTGACCTGGTTCGAGGTGCAGGAGCAATACACGACCAGAGAGGGCGATGTGAAGATTGTGCGCCAGTGGACGAAAGATTCGGTGGTGACAAGCACAACGATTGGCAAAGCGACCGAAACGACAACGATCAAAAACCCGATCGGGCGCATACCGGTAACGCCGCACTACAACAAAAAGTCACTCCAGAGAGGCCTTTCGACCTCTGACCTGCAGGATATTTCAGGGCTTCAGATCAGCATTTATAACGACCTCTCCGAGCTGACCCAGATGATCAGGGGCGCGAATCACAAAACGCTCGTCAAGAACATCAATGATCAGGCCTCTACCGGCGCAGGCGGCGTTATTATCATGGATCCCGACACTCCAGCGGGCAAGCTCCCCTATCTCCTGCAGGCCGATGCAAGCGCGCTTACCGGGCTGCTCAATACGATCGACAAAAAAACCGAGATGGTGAACCGCATGGCGCACCTCACGCCGGTGCGAACCTACCGCAAGCAGACCATCTCTGCCGTGGCCATTGAGACCGAGTTTCAGATTCTGAACACGCTGCTTGCAGACAAGGCGGCCCAGCTGCAGCTGACCGAGTACAGAATCTTTGAGCACTTTTGCGCATGGGAAGCGATTGACCAGGCGAAAACAGGCTTTGAGGTGAACTACCCGACGCACTTTGAGCTGCGCGACAAGCAGGCTGACCTGAATTTCATTAAAGCGGCTCGTGAAGCGGCGGCTCTTGTCAATTCAGCGACGCTGCAGACAGAGCTGAACAAGCAGCTGGCAAGGATTGCTTTGCCGAATGATGATTTGATAGAGAAAATAGATAAGGAGCTGGGGAGGGCGAAGGGGGTTGATGTGAAACCGAAAGCTCCCATACCGCTGGTATAAAACCGCCAAGCGCCATCCGTAAACCATACCAAAAAAGCTCTTGGGAACAGAGTGCCGTGCACGCGGTGAACGTTAGTGAGCGGCATGCATGGCACTTTGGGCCCCCCAA